TTTATGGCCAAAAAGAGGTTGACAATATCCTATTTTATGTTATATTAGTATTATGTTAAACACAATAACAATAACAACAAACAGGAGGTGTAATTAACATGGCTGATATAAACACAAAGTACACATACGTACTAGAGGCAGTAAGAGCTGACGGTAAAAAAGTAATGAGATTTACTAACAAACCTGAAAACAGAGCTCAAGTATTAATCAACAACGGTTACAAACCAGTTGATGAAACTAGCAAAGTAGAGTTTATCAAACTTGAAATGCCAATGACTAAAGAAGAATACAAATCTTCTTTAAAATTAAAAGCACAACACGTAGCATAAATTTATTGAAGAGCCCCGGAAACGGGGCTCCAATAAAGGAGAAAATGATGAAATCAAATCTTTTAAAAACACTAGCAGTTGGAACTCTAGCATTAATGCTAACAAATTGCACTGCTACAACTGGTCAAACTATATCTAAAAAAGACACTTATACACTAGGTGGTGCAGTAGTAGGTGGTGTAATTGGTAACCAATTTGGCAAAGGCACAGGTAAAGATATTGCTACTATTGTGGGTGTTATACTTGGATCACATTGGGGATCAAATGTAGGTGCTCAATTAGATGAGTATGAAACTCTTAAACATGAACAGGCCGCATATCAAACTTTTGAATATGCTCCAGATCATCATGCAGTAAGATGGTCAAATCCTAACAATAATACACAAGGTGGTATTATGGTAACTGATACTTACTACATTGAAAATGGTCAAGTACCATGTCGATCATTTGTTCAAGAAGTACAAATTGGTGCAAGAATTGAGCAAAGTCAAGGTGTTACTTGTAGATCTGCAGAAGGTAAGTGGATACTAATGAAAGATCCTAAAGTAAAAATTGAAAATGGTATGCAGGTAACTAATGATAAAGGTCAATATATGCTAACACCTGTAGGTGTTGGTTGGTAATTATTCAAAAGTTTCTCTAGCAAAAGGTTCTCTAGTTGGGAACCTTGTTAGAATTGTTCCTACTTTTTCTGTTTCTCTATTACCTTCGCTGTTTCTTGTATAGAGAGTATTTGTAAAATACAAATTTCCTTCACTATCGACTTTAACTGATAACCCGTTAAATATTGTTGCTTCTGCGGCCGCTGGACCATTCATATGAATTTGTGATGCAGTTTCGATATGCTGACCACCACTCTTAATTGATGTATTGCCAGAAGCAGTAAATAAATTTACACCTGTTGTATTTAGATTAAAATTACTTCCAGAAGTTATCTTTGTTGTACTACCAGATTTAACATTTAATTCTCCAGCAATATCTAAATTAAAAGCACCAATGCCAGCTAATAAATTTGTAGTATCACTAGGTTGATTATCGCTAGTTGTTTGATGTGTTTTAACATTAATATTTCTTCCTGATTCTATATTTAAATCTCTATCAGCACGTAAATTTATGTCTTTGTGTGAACGTATGCTAATTGAATCGTTAGCCCATACATCTATTTTACCACTGTCGTCAATTTCAACCCAACCTGTGCCTTTTTTATTAATAATGTATACATTACCGTTGGATTCATCTAATAATATTTGAGCACCTGATGTGGTTCTTAATCTCACTAATTTTTGATCAGCATCATCCATTACAAATTGATGACCGCCTGGAGTAAGGATACCAAATACTTGTGATGGTGATTCGCGTCTTGCAGATGAACTAGTTAATCCTCTAACAGTATCCTGTTCTAATCCTTGTTCTTTCAATCCGTTAAAATGTGGAGTATGTGATGGACGTTTTACATTATCTGTAGGTGTTTGGCCAGTACTGTCTCTTTTAGTTTTCCAATCTACATTTTTTGCTTCGTCACTTGCTTTGTTATATTCTGCTACAGGAACTTCAAGTGTTTCTCCGTCGTTTGCAGTAAATGTTTTTGATCGTGCAATACCAGGAACCATATGATTCATAAGTGGTTGATACATACACCCAATTACTATACCTCTAGCAATATCTCCGTTTACAAACATAACCAATACTCGGTTACCAATATCGGGTGGAATCATCCACATGCCGTAACTTTTTTGAGTTCCATCATATGTTTTATCTGGGTCAGTTGTTGCAGATGATCCTGGAAGTGTTGCTGTTCCTGTGCTTATTGTATCTTTTATATTTGTAGCACCTGCAAATGGTGAACTCCATTGAACTGTAATATCTAAATAGCTTTGAGCATCGTTTTCTTCTACATAGTCTACATTGGTATTACTGTTAACTAGTCTAACTTTTAATCTACCATTTTTTTGTACATCTTTACTAGATATAACTATGGCTTCGTATATTCCGTTGTATGTATAAACGTTACCTAATTTTTTTTGTGAATCAGAAAATGGATTTCTAATACTAGATATTGCTGATGTTTTATGTGTTGCCATTTAATTATTTTTCCTTAAATTGCTCTAATATACTTATGTCTGTGATAAATGCTTCTTTAACACCTTTAATATTTTGTATAAATTGCCCGCCTGTAAAAGAGTTATTAATTTGAACCACAGCATACACACCATTCAGCATTTGTTCTTTTCCTTCTCTATTAGGATTTGCTAATCCAGTTTCAGGATCAGGTTCTCCGGCACTGGTAATTGCTCTAAATAATAGATAGTTTTCACCTTCATATAAACTTGCTGTATCTTCGTTATCAAAATCTCTTTCAGATTCTAACCAAAAAGGGTCACCTTTTATGTCCATATCCATAGAAACTAAATCCGCTTCAAAATCAGCCAACGATGCTTCAATCACAGCATCTAAATGTCCTTTACCTGGACTACCATCTTCATTATTAAAGTTTCCTCGAAAATCATCTGGTATCGCTCCCCACATAATTTGAAATGGTTTTTCTGATGCCTCGATAGCATTAACAACTTGTTCTCTATCTATTAGTTCTGCATAGTTTTTTAACAATGATTGATTTAAAATTGGATCAGTTGAGTATTCGTTGTCCATACTATTCTTGCTTAATGTTTTTTTATTAGTTTGGAAAGGGCCAGCGGCATCAGTAAGTTGCAATCCTCTAGCAGTTTCAACATCACCTTCAAACGTATTATTTTCAACCCCTTCAACATATAAGTTGATTAGTTCTGTTCTTTCAGATGCAAACTTATCCCAAGCAGGTCCTAAGGCTTTTTCTTTTGTTTCATCGGAAGCACCAATGTTATCTGATTTAGCACTTAAATATTCTGACCATGCAGATCTTAGTGTTTTTTGTTGTTCTTTAAATTTAGTAAGAGTTGACGAAGTTTTTGTAATTTTATCTTTAACATCATTAGATAGTTTTGAGTATATTCCCCTATAACTGTGTAAGGCAAAGAAAAACTGATTGTTATATTTTATATCAAACCTTAAAACTTTATCATTTAATCCTGTAAACAAATAATCATATCTTTTGCTTAGTGCTTTGTATGGTCTAGATTTGCTTTCTCCTAGATCTCCATTTATTAATGCTTTGATTTTTTCTTCAGCTACCTTACTCCAGTCACCCCAAACACCTGGTAATATTTCAGGTCTTATAGTTGGAAATAAAGAAATTGTATAATGATATTCTCTAGCATAATCATTTCTAAGAACATCCCATGCAATATTTTTTGTGTCAACTTTAATTTTAAATATGCGTTTTACATATTTGTCAATGTCGTCTGAATTTGATGAGTCAGCATCAGCATCATCTTTTAAACCTTTAGCAAGTTTTTGTAATTTTTTTGAATGGGAAATACCAAATTCAATAATTCTATCAATACTTGTTCCTTGTGCAATTCTAAACATTTTAAATTGTGAATCATCTTTTTCATCAAATGATTTATTTGTAAGAACTTTTTCTAATGTTTCAGTGTCTAATATAGGATCGTTGCCAATTGAGGCTGAAGCATAATCGTCTAATTTAATATAGTATTCATCTAAAATACCTTTTTCAATAGCTAACTTATCTAACTCATTTAAATTCATTGTTTCTGCTGTGGATTTAATTAGATCATTTACAGTTTTTAAATTTACTAATTGTACAGGACGGTCAGTTTGATATGTATTTTGCATCATGCCTTTGTCACCGGCTCTAACAGCTCGTACATTGTATGACGCTCCTCTAGTATCAACTGTGGCTTCAACAGCAATAATTTCAATTAAAAATTGTCGCTGAGTTGTCGGAATTGGATCTACTATATCTCCAGTTTCTGGATCTCTACCAATAAATTTTAATTCTAAAAGATATGTTGCTTTTAATCCATCTGGCAAACCCAAAGCCATAGCCGCATTCACTAAAGTGTCTGTGAAAGAAGCATTTAGTGGTTGCACGATATTCAATTGAAAATCTACAGCACCGGTTAATCTTTTACCGTTATTGATTGGCCCTGCTACAGCATTTATTTGTGCATCAGCAATACTAAGAACTGTGCTTCCAGTTTCAGCAATAATTATTTTATCAAAATTATTAGATGACCATTTTGACCATCCTGCTCCAGAATAATTTGCTTTTATTATATGTTCTTGAGCAGATCTAGTTCCTTGCTCTGATAACATTGAAAGTTGGAAGTTATATGTAACAGTATCATAATCGTGTAATATATTTCTTTTAAAAAGATCTTTATATTGAGGTTGTACTTGGGTTTGTATGTTACTACTAATAGGAACATTAATTTTTGTAAAATCGGCCGCCGCATCATTTACATCTTTTGCCCCTTCACCTTCAAACACTCCAGAACCAGGATTATTGTTTTTGTATCCGCCAAATGCATTTTTTTGATCTGCTGTTAAAGTTTGTTCGATAGCAGTTTGATTATTATTTTGATTGTTTTCGTTTACAAAATAATCATTAACTTCGTCAAATGCTGGTGGCGACTCTTTACTCTCATATAAATTAGGTGTTGTTTGTAAAGGATTTACGAATTTACCTTGGTTGTCTTTTTTAAGAGAATTTTTATACTGAGCCATAGTAAAATTTTCATAGATATCTTTTGCACCTACAAGATCTATTTGTTGATCGTGTATGTTTTCATATTTTTGATTGTTACTTTTTAATTTGCTTTCTAGGTTTTTTGATTTTAGATAATTTGGTGATCTTGGATTAACTGATCTACCAGACGTTTCTTCAAGTTCTTGCCTAATAAGTCTATTTTCTTTTAGTATTCTATCTTGTTCATTTACTAATTGCTTAAATTTCCAATCATACATGGTGTCGTTATCACTCATGTTATAACGATCTTCATATTCAACTGATGGAGTTTTATTAAAACTATTAAGATTTGGTTTTTGCCAATTAGGATCTGTACTAGGATCTTTACTATTTTTTTCTTTTATTCTTTGATTGTAATTTTTTACCACGCCGGCCATAATGTTACCTCACGTTTTCTATTTTTGGAATTCTAATTGTAACACCTGTTCTAAAATCTTGTATAGGATCAATTATTGTATTTTTGTTTCTCATAGCAAACAGCCACCAGTATCTAGAACTGCCAAAACGATCATATGCTAATAGATCTGGACGCATATCATAACGTGATTCGATAGTATATGTTTCATCCGAATCATCGTTAATTACTGATCGATAATTCATTAAACCAAGATAGTCGCCTATTTTTGAAGTTTTGCTATAGGGACTTTGTTTGTTGTAAGTGGCCATTAATAGTATCCTTTATTTAATAATTTGCCTTTTCTAAATTCTTCAAGATTAAATTCATCTCGAATAGCACTTGGATTTGGTGCCACTACAATATCAACAAATATGTTTAGTACCAAAGGCACATATGAATTTTTAAGCATACTATCAAGTTCTTCGCTTCCTGTTGCTACTTGTCTTTGATCATATCTATTACTAAAATGTCTTACAGGAACATAGTCAACATCTTGATCTAAACCAAATGCTACAGTTCTAATATACACAGGAGTACGATTAAACATAGCATCGCCATAAGCACTAAAGGCCAATTTAGGTGGAGGTGTTCCTTTGTTAACATCTTGTATTCCAAAATTTGATTTTGTAACCACCCTAAAAAAATGTATGACAGCCATTAAATATTCTGCTTCTTCTTGTGTGTGAGCTCCAAACACTCCAGTTACTGTCGCTGTTGGTGATGATGTTCTTTGATATGCAAAATAATCGTAGTTCGTATGAGCTAAATCGTATTGGCCATAGTTTACAGTGGCATGTTGAACTTGAATCATTGGTGTATACGGAAACATTACTCCTTGGGTTTTCCATAATGGTTGTAATATGTTACTTGAATTATTTGGTCCAAGAATCAACTGCATAGCATCATTGGTTTTACCTATAGGTTGAATTTTTGCTCTGTAATCTTTTGCCATTTTAATATCCTAGTTATAGTATTATTTATTGAAATAATTAACTGAGTATTTAACTAAAAAATACACTTGACTTTAGGTTGTATATGCTGTATTATTATTAAATATACAAGGAATTATAGTGTGGCAAAAAGAATAAATTATCTAAACAACAAAGACATGTTGGCTGAAATACACAAGAGTAAAAACTCTTATTGTTTTTATAAAAAGCCAGAATATGCAGATTATGACATGATTCTAAGTGATGTTGCTAAGATCAACAGACTTTCAATATCACAAGCACGTAAAAACAGAGCTGATCGTATGCTTCAATCTAAGGTTGAAGAACTTGAATTAAAAAGATCTCAATATGATGAGTATAGAGAAGATCATTTGAATATTCCTGTAACTGATCTTGTGTTTAGAGTTATGACCTACGATCATATTCCAGACGAAGAAGGTCGTAAACTAAATCCAAAAAACATAGCAGATACAAAAGTTAAATTAAATTTTCCACCTTTTAAACATTACAAATTAGATAAAAACAATAAACCATACGAAGTTGGTAGAAGTCATCATGCTGGACACAATCAGTTTAGTTTAGATCATGGTAAGATTACACCTAAACTAGCAAACATGTTTATTAAACTTTGTCAGCGATATGGCACAAGAACAAATTGGCGTGGCTATACCTACAATGATGAAATGCAAGGACAAGCACTACTACAACTTTCACAAATTGGTCTACAGTTTGATGAATCTAAATCACAAAATCCATTTGCTTACTATACAGCAACTATTACAAATTCATTTACAAGAGTTTTAAATATGGAAAAGAAAAATCAAAATCTACGTGACGACTTACTTGAACAAGCAGGTGCTATGCCGTCACTAACTAGACAAATGAAAAACTCTGAAGAACTAGCAAACATAGAACAAGCACAAAAAGAAGAAAGTTAATATGGCACAGTTTTTTAACAAAGCGGCCTGCTTTACAGACATACACTTTGGTATGAAAAATAATGCACGTCAGCATAATATTGATTGTGAAAACTTTGTTACTTGGTTTATCGATGAAGCAAAAAAACGTGGTTCTGAAACTTGTATAT